ATGGTTCCGCGAAGCTTACATGGGATGACGTGCGTGCTATTCGTGCGAAGTATGCACTTGGCGGTACCTCTTGTCGGCGATTGGCTACTGAGTACGGCGTTAATCACTCTACTATTCACGGAATTGTTACAGGAAAGAACTGGTCCGAACCCGACGCCACGCATCCACAGCCGAATCCGACACCGGAGGTGACGAAGCCATGACCGCATTCCTTATTGCATTAATCATCGCGTGCGTCGTCCTGGCTGTTGCGTTGTGGGCGATCAGTGAGATTGCGCCGGCAGGCATTTAACGCGTGCTCAGGATCATCGCTATCGGTGCCTTCCTGGTGTGGCTTGTGGTGCGCGCCCTGCCGATACTGGGAGTTGGATAGCATGGCACCAATCGTCATGCAGACCTACCGCAAAGACAAAGCGCATCCACCTGGCCACGGCTACGGGCGACGAACGTCGCCGACTGTCTGGGTTGGGCGCCGAGCTGCAGCACCGTCAAGCCTGGTTATACATAGCACGAACGGCAAGAAGGGCTCATTCCTGTCTGCCGAAGCAAAGTTCCTGCGCGACAGTGCGCTGGTCTCGTGTCACGACCTGATCGGCAAAGGCGGAGAGATTGTCCAGATCCTCCCGCCTGACTTCGTCGCCTGGCACGCGGGGGTGTGCAAACCTGGATGGGACGGACTGGTGAGCCTCGGTATTGAGCTGCACCACGCAGTTGGCGAAACCTACACCACCGCGCAGATGGATGCGCTCTGGCAACGGACGAGTGAGTATATTGCTGACTACGATCTTTCCAAAGCCAGTATCGAGACACATCGGTTTATCGCGCTGCCGGCTGGTCGCAAGGTTGACCCGAGCGATTGGTCCGATACTGACTTCTATGCATGGCGCGACCGGCTGTACACAAGCACGCTGCCGCCTGGGACGTTCCCGGTCGATCCTCGACTGCTGGCGTACTGGGAGAAGACTGGCGGGTTGTGGGCGCCGGACCATTTCTGTCTTGGCTACGCGGTGACGCCACTCACCAACAACGTGCAGCTCTTCGAGCGTGGCGGGTTGCGGAGTAATCCAGACGGCAGCATAGACGCGCTGCTCCTGGCTGAAGCGGTGGATCTGCTATGAGCCGTCGACCGAAACAGCGTGGACCAACAGTAGTCTACGTCATATGGGATGCCAATTGTTCTTCCTGGAATGTTTCTTATGGAGCATTTGATGGGCAATCATATAGACAGGTATTCCAGTCGAAAACGATCGCAATGCTTGCTGCTTGTACTGCTGCATTCCATGCCGGTGTAGCTGACTTTCGTGTAATCGAAGGTCAACGTATGGATGTTATTTGTACATCACTTGAGACGTATATCTATTTCATCGCTGCTGATGAGCATGACGTCGTAAAAATTGGCGTGGCGAACGATATTGGTGAGCGACTAAGCACCTTACAGACTGGATCGCCTGTTCCGCTTCGCGTTCTTGCTCATCTCGCAGGTGTGCCACATTCGCTTGAGCGGTGGTTGCATAGTCAGCTTACGCCGCATTGGTCGCATGGCGAGTGGTTCAAGCAGACGTCGCAACTCAAACAGATCATCAGAGAGTTGCGACAATGGACGGACGGATGCGGTATCAAAACGCCTGAATTGGGATGGAAGCCATATCCGAAGTGGGCGCATCCGAAACGTATCGAGAAAGCGGCGGCACTACGCCAATTGGAGTTGCTATGAGCCGTCTGCTTGCCATTCTCGTCCTGCTCCTGGCCTGCTACAGCCTGGTCCGCGCTGCCGAGACATCGCCCGCCATCATCACCGTCCGCACCGATGGCGCCGTCTCCACCGTCGACATGCAGGCAGGGAATGGCATCTATCCTATTGCGAACAGTGTGGAGTATGAGACGCCGCTGGACGGTATCGGGCAGGTGGTGATTGTCAGGATACGAGTGGTGCCAGCGTTTGAGCATCGGGTGTATGTAGCGCGGGTGATGCAGTGATCGAGCCGTTACATAACGTGACAGGACCAGCATGGAACTGGACGCCACAGCGCGAAAAAGCGGCGCTTGCTGTTGCTGAGAGTGCGACGATCGTAGAAGCGGCGGCGGCGGCTGGCGTCACCCGTAAGACGATCCATGAATGGCTTCATAGCCCAGAGTTCCGAGCGCGGGTTGATGAGCATCTTGACGAGGTGATCAGTGCAGCCCGTTCGATCCTCCGTCGGAATGCGGTGGCGGCGGCGCAACAACTTGTGAACCTGCACGCACACGGGCACAATATGCACGGAGTGAAGCTCGCCGCGTCGAAAGATATCCTCGATCGGGTTGGATTGAAGCCAGTGCAGGAAGTGAAGCAAGAGAATAGTGGTGCCGTTACCGTCAGGTGGGAGTATGGCGACGACAGCAGCGGCGAATAGACTTACTGTTCGGCTCCCAATGCCGCACACGAAGCAGCGCGAGATCGTTGCGAATAAAGCGCGACGGGTGGTGATCTGCTCGGGCCGAAGATCAGGCAAGACAACACTTGCCGCGATTGTCGCCTGTGAGAAACTGCGCGACGGACGGCGGGTACTGCTCGCCTCGACAACCCAGGAGCAGGCAGACGCATTTTGGGATAAGTGCAAGGCATGGCTGCACGCACTGGTCGACGCTGGCATCGTGATCAAGAACGAACAGCGCCGCATCCTGACCATGCCAGGCACTGGCGGTCGCATCAAGGTCAAGACCGCCTCCGACGCAGACACCCTGCGCGGCGACTATGCTGATTTTTTGGTATTGGATGAATGCGCTCTGCTGGCCCCAGATGCCTGGGAGAAGGTCGGTGCTCCGATGCTGCTGGACAATGACGGCGATGCCTGGTTCATCTCGACACCTCGCCGCCGCAACTGGTTTTTTCACCTCTACCAGAAGGCGATGGCAGACGAGTCCGGCAGATGGAAAGCATGGCACTTCACGAGCTACGACAACCCGCACCTGAGCCAGGCGGCACTCGCCGAGTTGACCGGCGATATGACAGATGAGGACATCCGCCAGGAGATCAAGGCAGAGTTCCTGGAAGGTCAGGGCGCCGTGTTCCGCAACATCGATGCCTGTCTGCACGCGCCGGTTGGCAGCACGCCGGCAGACCACGACGGGCATGAGTTTGTGATGGGCGTAGACTGGGCACAAGTCAAAGACAGCACAGTTCTATCGGTTGCCTGTGTCACCTGTCGCTGCGAGGTCGCGCTCGATAGGTTCAACCAGCAGTCGTGGGACTTGCAGCGCGGCCGTGTGCGTGTCCTGTACGAGCTGTGGAAGCCATATACGGTACTTGCCGAGGAAAACAGCATCGGTGGTCCGAACATCGAAGCGCTGGTGCTTGAGGACATTCCTGTCTCGCGCTTTCAGACGACAGCGAGCAGCAAGCCAAAGATTATCAAAGCGCTCGCGCTGTCGCTGGAGCGTGCCGACTTTCAGTGGTTGCCCGACCCGATAGCAAAGGCAGAGCTCGAAGCCTACGAAAGCAAGGTCAACGCAAACACCGGCAACACCTCCTACAGTGCGCCGGATGGGCTGCACGACGACACGATTATCGCGAGATGTTTGGCATTGCGAGCTGCATCCATGTGGAGTTCAATCTAATGAGCGCCTGCCGCTCCATCATCTGTGGAGGCGTATATGGCGTGGTATGACCGTCTGTTCGGACGCAAGAAGGCCGAGATTCCATTCATCAACGGCGGCAACCGTTACTATCTCGACACGCCGGCTGTTCAGTGGCCGAATATGTCGAACTGGGACAACTGGGTAACGCAGGGGTACGCAAAGAATAGCGCCGTGTTTCAGTGCATCTCTGCTCTGTCCTTTGGCTACACTGAGCCGCCATCCGTCGTCCTGCGTGATGACGATCCCGATCCGCGTCACCCGCTGCAACGACTGCTCAACCGTCCCAACCCGCTCATGTCGCACAGCGAGCTCATGCTCTACAGCATGGTCTATCGCGCTGTGGGCGGTGAGATGTTCTACCACATGGTACGCGGTCAGGGGAATCAAGTGGTAGAGCTGTGGCCCTACCACGTCGGGCAGATGTGGCCGGTGCCGTCGAAGTACGGATGGGTTGAAGAGTACGCCTACGATAGCGGCAATGGCACAAGCAAGCGCATCCCTGCCGCTGATGTGATCCACCTGAAGTGGCCCGCCATCAACCTCTCTGAGCCCTGGCGCGGCATGTCGCCGCTGCTGGCGGTCGCGCACGAAGTCAACACCGACACTGAGGCCACGCGCTACCTGTATGCGCTGCTCAAGAACGATGCCGTGATGCGCGGCGTGATCACCCTGCCGGAAGGCGTGCCGATGTCGCCGTCGAAGGCCGAGGCACTCAAGGCGCAGTTCAGAATGAACCACGGCGGCGACAATCGCGGCGGCGTGGCGATCCTCGAACAGGGCGCGGCCTACACCCGCGTGTCGCTGAATCTGCAAGAGCTGGCCTTTGAAGCGCTGCGTCGTGTGCCAGAGTCGCGTATTGCGGGCGCGTTCCGCGTGCCTGCCATTCTTGCGGGGCTGTATGTTGGACTTGAAAAGGCGACCTACTCGATCTACCGCGAAGCCCGGTCGCAGTTGACTGAAGATACCTTCGTCCCACTGTGGCGGTCGGATGCGGTGGAGCTGACCCAGGCGCTCGCCGGTGAGTTCGACAGCAACCCTGACCGGCTACGGGTCACCTACGACACCGGCAAGGTTGCGGCACTTCAAGAAAATGAGGACGCGAAGTATACGCGGGTTGTCCAGGGCTACGACGCGGCACTGCTGACGAAGAACGAAGCACGAGCGATTATTGGTCTGCCACCTGTGAAGGACCTGCAGCGCGACGATCCAGAGGGCGATGTGTTCAAAGGTGAGTCAGCGCCTGGACAGCCGATGATCATCGACGTGACGCCGCAGCCGCCGCAGCTCACGGACGACGCCAAGTCTCTTGAGTTCAAGGCCAGGTCGCAACGGCGCATCGATGCCATACGCGAGCGGATGCAAGCGGCGGCACAGGCGAAGATAGAGGCGGATATTGAGGGGGCGATGGGATGAGTTGGTATGCGGTTATAGCCTATCTCAACTTTGATGATGAGCGACAGGAACAGTCGTTTGTGTGCTTCGCAGAAGAAAGCGCACAGGCGATCGTGTTTGATGCCTTTGCGTCCGGTCTGAAGTTCACGCAGGAGGGCGTGACGTTCTACTTTCCGCGGCACCGAATACTCGGAGCCAATGTGTTCAGGAAAACAGACTAGCCGTGTGGAACACCCTCAAACCCTACACGATCGAGCTGCTCCGCATCGCCTGGAATGATGCGGTCGAGGATGGTATTGTCGAAGGTGCGTTCGACGTCGACAACCCGTATGTCAAGGACACACTGGCGACCATTGCCAGGCGCATCACCGGCATCGACGACACCACCCGCGACCTGATCCGTGCGATCGTGGGGCAGACCGAATTGAGCACAGCAGAGAAGCGCGAGCGACTGATGGAGTTGATGGGAACGACACCGGCGAGGGCGGAGATGATTGCGCGAACCGAGAC